TATTAATTTATTCAACCAGATCCTTTCATCCAATGTAACAGGGACACCATCTGTAGTAATCATTCTACAACAAATGTCAGTGAGTTGGAGTCGATAGGCGGTTGATAACATTAATCTAGTGATCCTAAATCATTGATCTGTTGTGGGCTAGGACGATGTGCTTTGAAATCATCGTGGTTACCATCACCAGGCATTTTACCGTAGGCACAGTATTCAATTGCTTGTATGCTCCCTTCGAGGCGATCAAGATCCCTGTCCAATTTCACATACTCTAGATGTGCATCTTCAAGTTCAACTTGTCTCATCTCTAATTGTGTTTGTCTCTTCGTGAAGCGAGCTAACAACTGTTCGTATGATTCAGTCTGTTTCATTTGGAATAACGCAGGTAGTTTGTAAGAGTAAACGTGGCACTGATTTCATTTCAGTGGCCATTTGTCTGTAACCAGATCCAACATAGACCTGACCGCCGACGACCGCAACCGCACATACAGCCCAGAACCAGTAATACCACTGAGTCTTTAGTTGGTGTTCATTTTTCATAGTCTTTGCCGTTGCCCTCGTATTATAGCATACGGGAGGGCATTGTGTAAACCTCGGTATAAATACCCCTTTACAAGTTGTGAATAAACTAGTGTGTGACAGGGTTCCAGGACATAAATAGTAGTAGAATGAGCGAGGTTCACCAATGATCCCAAACTTCTTCGTTATGAAGAATCATTCAAATGAGGTACATAGTCTATGTTAAATCACAATGTCATCAGCAGTAATCAATTAGCAGATTGGAAAGAATCAACTGAGGCTGTCTACGAAGTAGATAACCACCTCAACAACTACTACGAGTGTATAATTGATGCTGGTGATGATACGTACACTGCACGACGGTGCAGCAGGTTAAACCAATAAGATAGTCCAGTTAACATACCGAACCACTAACCCCTCGACAGAGGGGTTTTTTAATGCTATACTGGATACTATGACAGTACAACAACTATTTTCTGTACCCATACTAGAACACAAGGTTGATCTAGATCAGATTGTCTTGGGTGATGGTGTGTATCATTACAATGGTGAAGTGAACTGGACGTATGGTAAACAACTACGGTGTCCTGATTCAACATACAAATACTTGTATGAAATTATATCACCATTCTTGTTAGAATATGATCCTTATACTCATTTTAGTTTTACTGACATATGGCGCAACAAATACTGTCCTACTGATTATCAGGGCTATCATATCCACGCACAGTCACAATGGTCATTCATAATATATGAGACAGTTGATAGTAAAACTGTGTTATATAATCCAGCGTGGCTATTAATACAGAATCAAATGGGTGTAAGTAAATCTATACCCTGTATTCATAATATTAATATGAGTGCTGGTTCAATGGTCGTGTTCCCTTCATTCATTGCACATCACGTGAACAATGGTAATGAGGGTACAACAATCAGTGGTAATATACATTTAAAGTACAATGGGATGTAGTAACTGCGACAACGTAACACTAGATGACTTTGAGAATGCTATGTTTGCTCATTTAATCACACAACGTGATGGCAAGTGGTATGTCAAGACAGATAGTGGTATAATAAAAGAGTTTAAATCACACACAACAGCCAAGGAGTTTATCTTTATGGGAGGCGTTCAAGATGGAACTTGAGAAAAAAGGTGGAAGAGGTGGTAAGCAAGCAATGATCAATGCTTATGACCAATTTGTTAACAAGCCACCAGCAGCACGTGAGGTCATTAAGCACAGAACAGAATGCGATACATTTATTAGAGAGTATCCTGACCACGCTCCTCACGACTTCTGTGATATGATGGTGGCTATGTGTAAAGAGTTTAAAGAAAGAAAGAGAACAAATGAAATGGGTTCTCACAATGGTGGCTCTAATGAAACACAACGTAAGGACTTCTATTACTTCTTAACTGAAGGTACATCACCTAACATACGTAACACATTGCTTAAAGGGTGGAGTGCATTAGCATCAACACAATACATTGAAGATTTCCCTCAGTTAGGTGTGTTTGATTTTTGGATGTCTGCTGCTAAGATACAAATGACAGAGCCAGGTGAAGGATTTCATCAATGGCACTATGATAATAGTGGGTTCTTTGTTCAAGCACGTGAGTTTGTATTCATCACATACTTAAATGATGATTTTGAAGGTGGTGAGACTGAGTTCTTAAATCAAGGTATCAGAGTTAAACCAGAGAAGGGTAAGACAGTAATATTTCCAGCAGGATACACACATATGCATCGTGGTAATCCTCCTATGGGTGGCACTAAATTTATTGCTACTACGTGGGCTAATAGAATGCCACGCATTGACACAGAGACACAATCAACTGAAGAGATAGAATGTATCACACCTCAAGAGAGTGTTATATCATTCTATAAGAAAAACTAACGGGATTGACGAGGATCGAACTCGCAACTTCCTGCGTGACAGGCAGGTGCTCTAACCAGTTGAACTACAACCCCTTAATAAAAAGAGGACTGAATCAGTCCTCTATAAACTTCCTCGGATTACTCATTGCTTGTACGTGATGTATCACCTGATCTCTCAGTTGTAATACATCCTCATAGCAATCTTGATTATGTGCACACATTCTGAGTGCTGAATCAGGTTTGAGTAATGACTCAAGTACTATACTCTTAGCACGATCCCATCTCTCGTAAGAGGTGGTTGGGCCAATTGACTTTTGATCTTTCATTCTGTATTCAGATTGATTAAAATGGTTGTCAGTTCAGGGTACTTAGCATATGCTTGTTTAACTGCTGTTGACGGATCAATACAGCTATGCACAAACTTAGTCCACTGTAATTTATGGTTGATCTTACTCAACACATTTACTTCCCATTTCTTCTTCTTTGTTACCATTAGCAACCCTCAGAAGAGTGTTCAAACTCAATGTCTCCCTTGTCATTATAATACCAATACTCATCATCATCATCTTCCCTAGTCTCATTAGTAGGATACACGTAGTTAGTTTGATCCGTATGCACTTCAGCAATTAGATCATTAACCAATGACAACTGCGTTTGATGATAGTCTTGGAGTTCATAAAGTGCTCGCTTAACATCTGATATTAGTTCAGAGCCAGTGTTACCATCAAGGTATTGAGTTACGATGTGACGTAACTCCTCATACCTCTGCGTTGCAGTATCCATCGTCGATACGACTGGAAGCTCTTTCAAGCTTGGAGTAGAGATCACCACATTTGATTCCATTGTACTTTTCTGTGGCGAACTGTTGACTGGATGTGAGGTGTTGTAAGGCATCAGACAGAACTGTTAATTCGGATTTGTTAAGAAGCACTTTAAGAAGTCTCATTTGATTGTACTAACCACTATACTAATAATTATACAGTGGAGGGGTGCTTATGCAGCCCCAAGAACAGGATTTCCTAACTGTGGGATAGTATTGAAATCAGTCACGTCCCAACCGTAGTTGACTCGCTCTGATACTTCACTGTCCAGGTCATTTGTTTGGATGAACCTTTTGTTCACAGTACGTCCATTAAGGGACAATACCTCCAACAAATAACGATAAGACACTTCACCAAATGGTAGTCTTACAGGATAGAAATCTGCTTGCTGACCACTGTTGTTACGAAGTTGCATAATGTTGTGGGGTTTTCCCTTGACTACTCTTATATTATAGCATTAAAAAACCCCCTGGGAAGGGGGTTTGTGACACTTCTTAAAACTGTCCACTCAACCGTAGCATCTACCCGCAACACATAGTGACTTTCCGTGCTTCCTGATGTAGGATGCACAGATACTGTCACCTAAGCGTGGATCTGCTGGTTGCTTAGCTCTATTCTTGAGCTTCTTGAACTTCTCCTCTAGTCTAGGACGCAAGTAATCGTACACCTGCTGCCCAGTTAAGTGCCATAACTCAACGATCTTACCACGTTCATAGCGTGCATAGTAATGATCCTTATATTTCAGGAGCTTCTCTTGCCTTAAATACTCATCTTCCTCCTCCCAAGTATCCTTAACACTAATGCCATTGTATGTTGCATTAATGTTCTCATTGATTGTTGACTTATATTCTACTGGTTCACCGTGATCATACGCATCTGCTCCACTATATGTGTCAGCAACATCGTGATCTAAGGCAATTGCCATATCTATTTCACGTGATCTAGCATAAGAGAATGGGTCACCCCATCCCTGATCCTCACAGACCTCATAGAGACCTCTGAAGCACTCCTCATACTTCCTACGTGCTTGTGTCTCGGTATACTTGGGCATTAGTCATCCTCCAATGATTCTAGGTCGTGTATCCTGCTTGCTGGTACTCTGTGTGCACCATTAATTAGGTAGTAATGATCTTTAAGACCATCCTCGGTTAACTCCCCAAGATATAATATCTCAGAAGAGGGAAAGCTGTGTTCCCTCATCATTGCTTGAAGCCTGAGATGGGTCAACTTTCCCTGTGATGGTACATTTAGTCCAGTCATTGCGATAGATTAGCATAGTACAACGTGAATAACCGTGTAATTTGTCGGGATCATCCCACTGCCTTACACATAGCGTGAAGTAAGCGTGATCAACGAATGTGATGAATCCTTCATCATCACCACATATAACGTAATCACCGACATTAAACTTCATCAATACTGACTACTTGCGTGATCTTTTATGTAGCAGGGCTGATTAGTCAACCACTTAGCATACTCAGGATCCTCAATAGCTGTGTCCATTTGTACTTGATTGTCAAAGTAATAAGCATCACTCCAACGTCCAGTGTACTCACTGCGTACTTGCAAGCGGAAGTCTCCCTTGCCATTGTCTAGCACTCCGTCTTGTACATAACGGAAGCCATTTGATTCAACAATAAGATCACTCATTTAAACATCCTCAAAGTAAATGCCGTGGTATGCATTGAATGTGTCTAGACTGAGATAGTCATCATCGTGGATGTCTTTGTTCTCAGTGCATAGAAATTCATATGCAAAGTAGTCACTGGTGACACCTAGTGTGTCGCAAGTCTCAAGATACTCTCCTGTTTGCTCGTCTGTCATCTCACAGTGATCGATACAGAACTCAAGGTCACGTAACAGGGTGTTTAATGCGGATTCCATTTGTAGAGGGTGTAGATTAGGACGATCGTGCAAATTAAAATGCAAGAAAAAAGGGCAATTATAATGCTCATCGGAGGTATAGGTAACCTCCTGCCCAGTCTGCACGTGCATAGCACTCTTCACGTGACTTAATGATGCG